CGGTCGCCGTCACGAACTCGTCATACCATCCCTTGATATAGTCTGCCATGATCGTACGCTCAAACGATGAGATCATCGCGTTCCGCATCATGTCCTCGAATGAGTCTGCGAATATTTCCGCCGAATCAATACCCTCACGCAGTCCCTGTGAGATTCCACCTGCGATTGATTCCGGTGTTGTCTGAGTCAGTATCTCATTAATTTCTTCTGTCAGTTCTTTGATTTCCCGTGCAAGTTCAAGTGATCTATCATACATGCCAAGACTTCGTGCTCTCTCACGTTCAACATTAAGCTGTGTTAATAATTGTTGCATTGTTTCGATCTGCGCATTGCCAGATGTATATCGAATTACATCCGAAATTGCTCGCAAGGTTTTCTCGCTTTGCTCCAACAAATATTTTGCCGAGTCAAATATATTTTTAGTGCCACCGCCGAACAGTGTCGAAAGCGTTTTGATTGTCGTTGCAATAACTGCCAAATATGCGAACGGTGATGCTTTCTCCATTGTACTGAATACCATGACTGCCTGTGCCATGTTGGCAAGTGCAGATCCTGCTTTCGCCGAGTCTCCGCCGATGATATTGATCAGTCCGCTGAGTTCAGTCAGTGTCTGTCCGAACTCGCGAAACTTTTTATCAGATTCTTTGTCCGGTGAGATCAATTTATCTCTTGATGCAACGATCATCCGGTCGATCTCAATAACAAGATCTCCGTACTGACTATATTCTTTTCGTTTCTTCTGCAAAAATTTAACGTAATTTGCGAGTTCTGCCTTGTCGATCTTCGCACCGTAAGACCGGACCTTCGCCTGACGTTCCTTGCTAAATTTTTCCGTGTCATACCGTTTGTCAATCTCGAACAGTTTCCGTGTTAATGTTTCTTCTGCTTCGAGCATGTCATTCGCATTGCCTGCGAACGCGACAATTTCCTCGGCATATATTGCAATCGCTTCATCTTTCGCTTTCTGCCGGTCGGACGTATTGTCTGCGTATATTTGTGCAAGTGCGCTGTGATATGCTTCCTGTGCCTTGAGTTGATCTGCGAGAAATCGCTTGTCCGCTTCTGCTGTGTCAGTGATTAGCGGTGCGTCGTTGTTGTTCAATTTCTTCGGTACCGGTGCTTTGTACGTGCCTGCTTTGATCTGTTGTAATTTTTCCAACTTCGCGATTAACACTTCGACTTCAACTGCCGAGGTTCGTGCATTGCCTGTGATCTCGAGAAACATTTCAAACGCACCGCCCTGATCCATCACGTTCGATGCGAGTTCCTGTATACGCTTTCGCAATTTGTCGGTAACTTTGCCGGTTCTTTCGTACTCCGCACGCAGATCTTTTAATACAGTTTTATACGGTGCTGACTGTGCTAATGCCTTAAATTCTTTAGTCATCACAGTCGCATATACACCTAAAAAACTTGCATCGGTTGCACCGGTCACATCTTTCCGAACAAGTTCCCGTACACCGGCGGAAATCCGCGCTCGACTTGCGATCTCATCTGCTTCTTTGTCCTCGTTGATCTGTTTCTCGTGCTTCGCAGTTATGAGTTGTACTTCGAGCAATTTGATTTCCGTATCGATTTTCTGACCTCGCAGTGTCGCGATACGTTCGTCAAGTTCGATGTTTTCTTCTTTTGCAGTTTTCAGCTTATCCATGATCGTGAGTTGATCATCCCACAGCTCGTTGAGATCAGGAAGCAATATTTTTAAATTTCTTTCGACCCGTTCGAGTTCTTTCGACTCGTCAGATGACAGTTTCGTTTTTTCACCGAGCTTCTCATACTTTGAGAGTAACCCGTCGATGTCAGATGATCTGTTTTTCAATACATTCAGAATCTGTTCCTGATATACTAACGTGTCTTTAAGTTCGTTGTTGACCGAGAAGAATAATCTATTGACCGTGCTTGAAACACTGTGTACAAGTTTGATCAGTATGTCGCCGGTTGGTTTTAAGAATTTTATCCTGAGATTATTTGCAAGGATCCCCATTTGATTTTCAGTCGAATCGACCATGATGCGGAATGCCTGTCCGACTTCATCCACGGGATCCTTGATGTCCTCGAGAACTTTCTTGAACGTCTCGCCGTCCTTTGATGCGATTGCAAGTATACCGGCGAGTCCGCGTATATTTGGAAACAACTGTTGCATGACCTTGATGTTTCCGTTCGTCGCTTTGAGTAATCCCTGTAAAAATTTCAAGAACCCTTGCGACTGAATCGTCGTGACATCGAAATTCACGCCAAGTTTCTTGATCAGTTTCTGTGCTTCATCGGTCGGTGATATGATTGCGGTCAACATCGCTCGTAATGCCGTGATCATGATCGGCGTGCGTAATGTTTTCACGCCGGTTGCGAGTGTCGCCATGAGATCATCAAACGCGAGTCCTGCCTGTGATGCAAGTCCGGTCACGACTCCGATCTGCGGTGCGAGTTCCGCCATTGTTGTTTTGCCGAGCTTCACAACCTTGAACAATTTGTTTGAAATATTGTACGCATCACCGGCAGATTCATCATATGCGTTCATGACCGATGTCAGTGCGTCAGCAGATGTCTGTGTGTCTGTTACGCCTGCGATCGCGAGTTCAGCGGACGCGCGTAAGACTTCCATCGCCTTTGCGCCCTCATAACCGGCAGACACTACCTGGTACAATCCCCGTGCGAGTCCCTCAGCCGTCTCAGGTACGTCTCGAGACATTTGCAGGATAGATTCACTCATACCGCGAAAATCACGCTGTACGTCGCGCGAGATCGTCTGTACTTCACGCATTGCTGATTCAAAGTCCTTCGACATCCTGAATGCAGATGTACCGATCTTTGCCATTGTGATTCCGGCAACGACTCCGAGTCCGGCAAACACGTCTGTGCCTGAGATTTGACGTGCCATGTTCCGGATCATGCCGACTGCTTCTTTAGTTCCCTTGCGCAATTTTCGATTGTCGAGTCCGGTCTTGAAATACAGCGACCTATCGCCTGACGCACGTAATGCCATTATTTGAGGTATCCCATCAATGTTATTGGATTGACACCGCAGATCCCTCGTGATGTATAGTCGGGATCCGGTTTGAATGCTTCTGTCTCGCAGATAACCAACGCACGAACACGGTTCGTCTGTTTCGTCTTATTGCCGATCCTCATTATAACGAACGCTTCGACTTGTACGCTTGCATCGCCCTTGATTGTTGCATTGATAATTTTCGTACTGAGGATCTGCGTGTTTTTGATCATTGCACCGAACATGTCATTTGAGATACTGTTTGTAACCAACCACGACAGTTGACAATGCGCCATAAGGTCAGACCAATCACGATTTTGCCATGCACGAAAGAAGAACTCGAACGCACGTTTAGATTTTTCAATCTGAGTCAACTGCATACTGCCATATATGCGTTCGGTTTTCATTTTACTCATACCGCCACCGCCTTGCTGTCCGTCTTACTGTCCGGATCTTCGACCGTATTGTTGTTCCATACGTCCCACCGTAACGGTAACATGTTCTTATTCGAGTAGATCCCACTGTTCAGTAACGCACCGGCGCGTTTGTAATTTTCCTGTTCGTAATAGTAAATCGACAACCAATTCAGAATCATCGGCATACGTGTGCGCAGATCCGACGGATATATGAGATCAGACATTGTTTTCGGTTGCGCATCGATCTCGATCACCTTCTCATAAAACGTCGCACATTTTATGTCGTCAACGTGCGTGTGTTTGTTTGCATGATAATCGCCGAACACCATGTACATTTCGGGAAGTTTGTCTGTGAATTTCTGTGCGAATTTGAACGTTTTTAATGCGTCTGACAGACGATTCCGAGACAGGTACGCACTGATGATCACCGTCAGTCCGGTCAACATTGCGTACCAACCGTTTGAGTATTCCTCAGAACTTTTGACGGTCGATAAAACAGACAGATATTCTTCACCGTATTTGATCACCTGATCGTACTCGAGACAACCATGTGACCCGTATGCGTTGACGATATGTACGAGCGTCCGGAGATTGCGCGGATCGTCAAAGTAATCCAACAGTAACATCGGTATTGACCGGTTGTGTGTTTTTGAGTCGAGTAATTCCTTATCCTGCACATATCCGTAATGGTATAGTATGATGTCACGAGCAACCACATACGGCGGATTTGTCACCGGCACGTTGTGAACCCTGCCGTAATACGCGAACGCACCGTCGTTTTGGAATAATCGCGGTTGCATGACTTCCGAATATTGTTTGCGTTCCTTGTCGAGAAACGAACGAATGTTCAGAAATGCGGATCCCTGATTGCACTGATCTTTCGTGACAAGTTCGATTAATCGATATATTGATTCCTGCCGTAATGCTTCGTCTGCGTCGATGATTAAGATCTTCTCACCGCACGCATGTTCGATTGACACATTCCGCGCATCAGAAAATCCGTTCCATATAATGCCCCAAACTTTATCCGCGTATTGTCTTGCTATTTCAACTGTCTTGTCCGTGGATCCCGTATCGACAATCACCAACTCACACCACTCGCGATGAATCAACGGTAACAACGAATCGAGACACCGCATTAAATTACGTTCTTCATCCTTGACGATCATACAGATCGACAACTTGAATTTGAATTTCTTCTGAGTTTCCATTAGTAATGTACCCTCATATTACGGTTTGAATTACGATTCATATTACGGTTTGAATATTTCGCTGACATCTGAGATCTCGAGATCATCTTTTAACTTTTCCTTATCGTCAGACTCGTCAGATTTCTTTGACTTCTTTTTACTTTTGTAACTTGGAATTGATGCCATGAGCATGAGCAGATTCTGCCAACTGATGCCCCACAGCGTATAGTGGAATGAGAATCGAAAATATTTGATTATACCTGAGATGGTATACCATACGTTCCCTTTGCTTCCGGTTTCGGTGTCGGTGTCGGTGTTGTCCGTGTCGTCACCTGACTCACCTTGTCCGTCGGTTCCTTGACATCCGCCGTCTCCGTGATGTTGAACTTGTTGACGGATGCCATAAGTGCCAAAAAAGATAATACATTCATTTGATCGATCACCAATTTTAGCAATTTCAAACTCTCAGGTACGCTCAAACTCCGGTTCAGAAAACCGAGAAGATCTTTCGGCGGTTCGCCCTCGCGATTACGAATTGCGTATGCGAGGATCTTGACAATCGCATTCTTATTGCTCACAATTCCCTTGATGCCGAGTTCGACTATCTCATTAAAATTCTTGAAATCTTCTTCGGTTTTCTTACCGGCATAATCAAGTTCTGAAATGACTGTCGCGATCTCGAGCAACGTACCGAGTTTGATCGGATATATCGTGAACTCACGCTCAAACTTATACAGTCCCAACGACGCGCGGATCCTGTGATAAACTGACCGTGAGTATTCCGGTTCCTCAACAACAAACTTGACACCCTTTTCGAGTATCGCATTCGATGCGAGTTGTTGCAAGTTCGGATCTGCAAGACCGTTCAGAACGTTGTTGTCGATCTGACTGTCGATCTTTCCACTTCCGTTGTTGTCTGTGCCTGTGTCTGTGAACATAAGACCTCGTGTTTTAAGTTTGCATCCATACGACGTTGTCTGCACCCTCAAGGTAAAGGAAATTACTTTGAATTATTTCAACGCTTACGACGTTCTCAAAAACATCTTGATCGGCGGTTCAGCAACCGTCGGTTTCAATACAGTACCGGTAAATCCGATTGTGCCTGATTGTGTTTTTGTAAATCTTAAATCCGCGCCACCTTTGATCTTCGCACGGACGATGTCAAACTGCATTGAATTTGTACCGTACACCTTCGACTCCATTTCAACCGATTTAATTACCTCAGTTGTCAGCGTACTCGGTGCCGACCAGATCGACAACACTGTCGTTCCGCCGAACGCGAGTTGAAACGGGATAACTCCCATGTCGCGAGTCGCAAACTCGAAACTGAACTTTCGGTTGCCGGTGATTGATATGTCAGCATAATCAGAATCCTCAGTGAACAATTCCGTGTCGTCACCTGACTCGAACAGCAACACGGCACTTTCATCGACAATCGCAAACATTGTCACAAGTGTCGTTCCCATCGAACCGGCAGTGCCGACCGCACCATATAGAATATGGTTTAATTTTACAAGCCTATTTCCAGAATCAGCCATTTTTGTTACCTCGTTTAATTATAAAGTTACTGAAAAATTATCCTGTTTCCATGTGCGTTGTGAGTTGCACGTTCGCATACGACATTTCCGGATCGTCATCGTCAGGAAACACCGTGTCCCCGTCAAACTCGATTGAGAAGTATTCGTCAGCTTTCGTATACTCGTCAATCAGTACAATCACTGCCTTGACAATCGTTGCTAACGTCGCGCGATCCGGTGCGTTACCGCCTGCGATGTTCCGTGCAAACACATTTACATTTATTAACGTAATCAGTACACCGGTTTTTTCGTCTTTCATCGGAAACGGTGCGATGACAATGTCTCGGATCTGCCGTGACGGCGGTTTCTTGTCTTTCCAAATTACACCGTCAAGCAGACTCGTGACTGACACAACATTAATCACTGTATGTAACTTATCAACTGCATCGTATGACGTGTTCACAGATCGAGTTCCTTTTTTAACATCCGCAACATTGTCTGTCCTGTCGGGATGCTATTACTTAACACGTTGAACCCTTTTGATTCAACCGCAGACGCGTATGACATACCGGCAACGACAATTAATTGCAATCCTCGTTCCGTTCTGTCCATAATCTCAGTGATCGCCGTATGACCGGCACTCTGACCGACTGTCGTACCGCTGAATGCAGTTTTGATGATCGTGCCGTCCTCGACTACCACATACCCGATTGATCCTCTCAGGTTCTTCGTACGGTCTTGATTATAACCGCCACTTAAACGCGCATCGTTGGTTATAAATTCCCCGACGTACGTTAAAGCGAGGATCTGACGCTGATGCTTGCCGATTGCAAACCGTGTCAGGTCCCGTTCGACCTGATTAATCGTGAATTGCGGTGTGATTCCTTTGCTGATCATAAGTACAGTATCGCTTCTTTTGAGTAACGAAATAAACCGATTACTAATTGACTTTTATTACTGAACACACTTGGCAGATTTGCGTCTGATGAAGATACTTTTGACCCAACAATAACTGACACCGGCAACTCATCGCAGAAGATCTGGAAACCGTATCGAACGTGATCACCGTTCGGTGCAACGACATACGCACCGATTGTGTTTGGTTCGACCCGACAGTCAAGCGATACGTTTGATCCTGTGCCTGCGACCTGTACGCCGTTTACGTTCGTAACAGCACCGGCAACTGCGATGTTGACCGTGTGAGGTCTGCGGACATTTACCATACCGCAACCCCACTGATCGCACCTCGGATTTTCCCGTCCTCATCAAGTCCGTACAGACTTTCATAATCCTCGTACTTGGTATAGATTTCTTTGGCACGATCAATCAGTTGTTTCGTATTGTATTTGAGCTTTAACGTACCCTCGCCATAATCAGGATGCACCGCAACATATATGTACAAATCGGCAAGACACAAGTCGAGATTCTCACGGTCGGCAACGGATCCGGAATATACAGAACTTCCAATCACGGTACGGTCTGCGAAAATCTTTGTGACGAGATCTGCGTTGCTGTACTGTAATGTGTTCAACGATGCGAATGCTTCTGTGTTTGTAATCGACACGGTTCGTACTCCAAGTGTGATTGATTCACATAATTACAATTACATCCGCATTAATTAATTATCGAGTCCGTCTGCTTCCGGTGTTCCGGTCGTGCTGAACCGTATGCACTGATCGATTGTATTCCATGACGGAAACGCATTGATTTCACCCTTTGTCCATTCAACCACGGGATCCGCAGTTGACCAACGACTGATCAGGACATTACCGGCTTTTGCCTGTATGACTTGCTCAGGCGGATTAGTTTCTTCGGCGATAGGCGCGGAATACATGTCGCCGAGTCTCAACGACGGTACGCCGAGAACATACTCAGTTACCCACGGATCCACGTTTGTTTTGCTGTACGTCTCATCCTCGAGCGTTACCGACTGATCGATGATCATGATGTTCGGCAAACCCTGTGCAGTCAGTGCGCTGTTAATCGCACCGATTGACGGACGCGGTTGTAATAGTTCGGATGAGATCTTTCCTGCGTAACCGGTGTACGGTATGACAAGCTGCTTCATCTGATCGGTCACTGCCATCCGGATGAATGTTGCGTTGTTCATGATCAGCCATTCGAGTTTGAACCCGAGTGCCTTTGCGGACGCAACGATGTTCTCGATGTCAGTCAAAGGTTTTGGATTGCTCGATGTGGCATTTGACCATACGCGCGTTGCTGTACCGGATGCGATCTTCAACTTATTCGTCGCAGGCATACCGAAATCGATATTGTCAACCGTGATCACACCGTTGTTGTTTGATTTTGTCAGCGCAACGTTACCCTGAGACATCGCCTGTAATGCGATCCATTCGAGACGCGCATTCACACCGGTACCGCAAAAGTCAACATCGTCATATACCAGATTTAGTATCGCCTGCTCATCCGGTGATGCCTGTCCCGATAATATGTTATACTCATTGATGTCAGACTCCGTCATCTTGCGTTTCAACTTAATCGCAGGAATGTCTCCGGAGATCTTGCCGACTGTCTTTCTTGATTTCTCAGGCGCAGACACATCATACGCCACAACATCACCGGCAACAGGTCGCCCTGTACTTCCGATCAACGTTTCATACTTCAACGACAGTGTCGGTTTCCATGGGAAGAACCGATTAAACAGAAACGGTTCGCCGTATGTTCGCTGATCCACAAACGCCTGCACGACTCCGGTGTCGAGTTGTTTGATAATAGATTTTTCCATGCTCAGTATCTCCCAAAAATTATTTAAAATTTCAGTTTAATTTGAACTCATTACTCGATTATTTCGATCCGTTAGGCAAACCGAATCCGATCTGTCAGTGAGAGTTTCGCATTCGCATACATCTTGTATGGAAGCAGACTTTCCCTGACTGTACCGCGCACGATAACGCCGACCGTGATGTTCGTATGTGCGATCCGTCCGCTGAACTCGCCGTACGTTCCGTATATGACTTCATACCGCGTAAAACCGACCGGTGTGTATTTCTGTGCAATGTCAGTGACTTCCGTACCCTCGGATGTTGACAGATACAGTACGTCGCCGTCAAGGACAGTCATACCGGCAGTCAGCGTGATGTCATCGTTGTCTGTCGCAGTGTCATGATCAATCGCAGTAATCAGCGTTGACACGGTACCGTTACAGATGTAATCGCCGACTTTGAACACATGCGCCTTGAGAACTTTCAGCGATGTATCCGCACTGTCCTCATACGCTTCGGCGGTTTTCTGCACATGATACAATCCGTCAGTATCGGGATCCTCCCCGACTAACGTCCCACCGGCGATTGAATCAATGTCTGCATCGAAATCGTTGTTCAGCGTAACTCCACCGGCGATGTCCTCGAGGATGTCACCGACTATAAACAACGCGTTTCGTGTTTCAGTTGTTCGTCTCACTTGCATGTTGATTTCTCCCAAAAAAAGTTATCGTTTTAAATTTTAATTTGCATTGTAATTCTGTGACCCTGCCGTACGATTAAGGCGAGATCGTCAGATACACCAACGGGATCGCTTCATCGGTACCCTTAGTTGACAGGTCAAGTATTCGACCGACGTTCTGATAACCTTGTATTGCAAGTGAATCAGATGAAGCAACTGCGGTTGTAATAAAATCCAATGAGTCAAGTACGGCAACATTACCGTCACCGTAATATACAATCTCTCGTTCGCCGTATTCATTCCCACCGCCGAGCTTGCCGACGCTGAATACCGGTGTCGTTTTGCCCCACGTTTGGATCCAACAGTAAGAACCCTCATAATCTGTCACCGCACTGTTGTGAAACGGGATCATCCCGACTACTGTGCCGAGTGTCGTTTTTGCTGAGGATGACTCGACCACAATACCGGAATATATACTCGGGAAGATCCGGACAGTATCGGCAGGCAGTACAGACACGCCCAGCGGATAACGTAATGTCAAGGTGATTGAAGTATCGACCGTTCCTGTTGCGACATCATGTTCATACACCTGTACGACATAATCGGTAAGCTGAACGCCTTTCGATATGATCACCGTACCGTTCTGCCACTTATTACGTGCGATGTTTGAAGTATATATGCCAAGTGTAGTTCCGAGTGAATCATTCAGTGTACCGGCAGTGTCGAGTTCATGTGCAAGAGTATATGTACTGTCAGCCGGATTTGCGATGACCATCTTACCGAATGCTGTTTCAGTTCCGATTCCGGTATTCGTACCAATGGACGCATACCGGAATACCTGATCACCGTATTTAAGTTTCGCCCCGATCTTGTAATTCTGTACCGAGGACACTTCATTCGGTGTCTGCCGAATACTTGATGCCAACGTAACCACACCATCAAGCAGTACATTCTGAGCGATGACAGGAAATGCCAACACACAAGAAAACAGCGCGACAGTTATAATTTGCATAAATTTTTTCATTGCTTACGACTCCCTGTTAAATTGTATGATTCCTAATTATCTAAATTGTCCACGTATTACGAGACACGCAGAACACCTGTCTGTTGCAGTTTGTCGTTCTCTTTTAGAGGTACGACATTCTGTTCTGCGACGTTACGCCTTTGCGCTTCCGCCTTTGCGTTCTCCGTACGTGCTTCCTTGCGCTCACCGGACGGTTTGATCGGTGTCATATCACCGGCAGTGATCTTTTCATTGATCTGTGTTTGCGTATGTTCCTCAAACACTTTGCCGAGTCCTGCAACCTGTTCATCCATTTTTTCCGGATCGATGTTGAAACCATCCGCCAACGACGCAGGCAGTTTCTTTTCGGCGAGCTTCTTGACAAACAGTGTCTTTGTCTCGTTGGTTGTCATCGATTCTGTCAATGTGTTGAACCCGTTACTTAACTTGCCGACCGTTTCGGTCAACTTTGTGACTGTATCGAGTATCCCGTCCACACGGGGATCGCCGTTCTTGTCGGTGTTTTTGTTCACGTCAGGATCTCCATTGTTGTTGTCAGTATTGTTATCACCCTTACCCTTACCATCATCGCCATCGTCGGTGATCTTCAACTGTTTCTTCCAATGTAAATCACGCGTTGCAACTGCACCTGACACACGTCGATCCGTTTCGGATGTGAGTCTGTTTTCATGCCAATCTTTCAGTCCTAAAGACTCGAGCAGACCGAGTGCTGATTCGTCAGTGATGCCGGTGTTCCCTGTATCAAACTCTTTAACCTTGCCGACTGTTGACTTGACGAAATCAGGTATCTCCGTTTCGCTTTTAACTTTGTCCTGTAATAATTCTGCGAGTCCCTCGGGTAAACCGGCTTCCTTTAAAGCCTTTTTTAACGCATCGAGTAACGGCATTGTGTTTCTCCCTTAGAATAAATACTTGTACCGTTCGTAAAAGTGTTTCGCGACCGGTGCATGTTTGAGTATTGCTCGTTCTATCTCGTACAGTCCCACTGACGGCACGTTACCGTCACGAACGGTGACTTGTTCGTCTGATGGTTCTGCGTTGATTATACCGGCAATACGGTGAAATAGATTTTGAGGATCTGCGATCAGTTCCTCGTATTTGATTAAGTGGATGTGATCGATGTATTGTGCGATGATTGATGCCTGTGCGTTCCAAATTTCCGCTTGCATTGTCAGTGTGTCGGATGTCTTGAAAGGGAATTGTCTGTATCGGGGATCCGTACTCGGATTGTGTTCGTTCAGTCCTGTACATTCGGATGATCTCCATGATTTGATCGTGTACGCAGGATCCCGTACGACAACGAACACCGTGAAACATTTCTCGATAATACGATCAAGATGAATCAAATACGGCACGTTGACCTTTAAGATCACCGTTACGTTCTCATCGAACGGTTTATTGAACACAACTGACCGCTGAGTATTGTTGACATTGTACGGTAACGCACGACTAGACAGGATGTTCCTGCGGATGTGATGGAACGCCTGAGATAACATCGCCACGTTGTATACGACTTCATTGAAACAGATCGTGTTCTTGTACGTGTTCAACACTTTCGCGATGATTGATGTGCCTGATCTCGGGACCCCTGTGATTACGACGTTCTGCATACTTGTACCCTGTGTGATTAGATCGCGCATGGTGTGACGCGTTCGACCTTAACCGGAAATATTCTGTTTGATACGTTCAGCACATACACGATGCCGAGCTTGATGTCCGTATCAACACACACACCATTGAACTGTAATTCTGTGAGTTCCTTGTCTCTATATACTGACACGCCCATACTGCAATGAATCTCCGGAATGTGTATCGGCGGTTTGTTCGGTTTCGCATCTGACGTTCCCTGCCCTGACGGTAATCCTGCCGGTACAACTTCTGCCGAGTTGTCTGTCAGATCCGCTTTCCGTGCTGATGCATGTTTCGCGCCTGACTTCGTTGCTCGCTGCTGTGCCATTGTGTTTGTCCTCGTGATAATTGATGTGAAATTAATGTCAATAGAATAATTTTTTGCGAATGTACAAACAAAAATGTTAGCAGTCAAGAACTTTATTCTTAGCCGGTGCTAACATTCGCACGTATAGGTCGTTCAAACACATACATACCCACTTGTCTGCGTGTCGGTTTCGTATGCGGTTTATTAAAGATCATAATATCTTCCGGAATGCCACGCGGATATGCAAGACACCGTTCACTTGCATTTTCCTTGTCCCCATGTTCGGGAATGTATTGATATAAATGTTTACAGAAATAACAGTCCGGTCTTCTGCCTGTTGTCATGATGTCACCCTATTTCAAGTGTAAAGTTTTTTCCTGTGATCACTATTGTCTCCGGTACTCCCGAAAACGTTTTCATCTTCGTAACCGGCAGTGTGCGTGGCATTACTTTATGTTTCACACCCTTCTTGCCGAAATGTTTCACGATCAGATCATACACTTCCTGCGCGGTTTAACTGCTTTCGGACGGACACCGCCCTTCTGTGTCATAACCTTGACCATGTCATCGCCGAGTTCCTGTATCCATGTCGGAAACTTTGCTTTGTTATACCGTGGATCCGTCACGGTTGTGAATAACTGTTTGAAGAAATCTTCCTTGTACGTTGTGCTTATCGACAGGTCATGCGATGATTTGTGAAGATTCCACTGCTTATCAACCTTCTTGAAAAACTGACCGACCTTCGTTCTTGTGTTTGCTTTCTCCATCCATTCATATAGTTTCCCCGAATACCGGTACCGGATTTCCGATTCAAGACCGTTCAACTTCCGCGCGTTCTCCATTCCTGCTTTCGGAATATTGCCCCGACTATTCTTCCACTTTAATGATTCGACTGTGTGTCTGTTTGCGTATACATGAACTGTTCCATCTTGAAGATCTGCAAGCGTACGACCGGCACGGATTTCCTTGTTTTGAAGTATCACGTTCAGATCATAATTATTTTTCGTGATGTCTCTGAATACCTTATTGTTCATATTGCCGTTGATTGCATTCTGTGTGTCAGTCCATTGCTGTGCCGGTATATTATCGAACGCACTTTGGTTCCCGTCATACATTCGATCGTCAAACTTTTCCTTCTGCTTCAACCAATAATCATTCTGCTTTGTTGCACTTGCCTTGAAATCAGCATCCAACTGTCCTTTACCGTCAACCTTACGCCACGCACCGGCACGACTATTCTGCGGTAATGTCTGCACGTTATGTTCGATCGCCCACCGTTCCGCGCTGTGTATGTCACCGAAATACGGTTGACCGACTCGTTTGATGTCTGACGATGCGACTCTAAATTTATTATAATCGTCATCCGCCGGTTTCTTGAGGAAATTCTTCCGCGTCACGCCCTGCAAATGCAACGGCGAGATCCCATCCAACACACGACCCTGCAACTGCATCTCACCATCAAGGTTCTTCATGAAGTACGGTTTCGATTTCCACCTGTCGAACTGCGGTTTGTGTGCGGTCAGATACGACTGCGCTCGGCCAGGGATTCTACGTATCGGTGAACGTGGATTCAAATTACCGGACTTCATCATGTCGATAAACTCGTCTGGCGAACTCATGATCGATGTTGATTGACAGATGCAATTCGATCCCCAGACACACTTACCGTTTCTGCGTGTATAGATAATATGATTCTCTGCTATCTCTACATCATATACGTAATCATTATAATCAACCTTTTCTTTATTGAATTGATTAGCATATTGAGAGTAACAGTCACGAACAACCCATTGATCATGATTGATTTTATATGTTCCATTTCTAAAAACAGACATCTTATCCTTAGTATTGTACAATTTAAATGACGGATGGTGTCCTATTTTAAGTATTAATTCGCCAAGATCATCAGCAATTCGTTTTGATGAAGTTGAAAATGTTCTTTCTGTTCTAAAATTCCCACCTTTCCAATTATTGCTTTTTCTGAATGACCCGTCGCCTAAACAAAAAGCATTGAGGAAAATATCGATATGATTTACCTTTAATTCTTTAATTTCTTCTGGAATGTATTTCTCAGAAGATTTTCCGAACTGTTTCAAGTATAACCAGAAATCTTTGTCGTAAAAACTAAACCCAATTTTATGTGCGGTAACTCTAAACGGTAATCTTCTTAAACAATCAGCTATTTTCCGATAATTCTCAGAATTAACTTTCTTATCCTGACTAACCATTACAGCATATTTTCTGCTTGTACTGCCCTCGCTAAGATAGTAACCGAGGAACTCGCAATACAATTTGACAGGTAACTTATACTGTCCGATCTGTATGTGTTTTTTATCTTCTCCCTTCCATTTTGATGAACGGTACAATCTGTAATGAGTAGAATAAACATTCCTGCCTTTTGTGTAATACATTTTCTTACAATATTCTTTGGCAGGCATTTCGTGTAATTTATTATCTCTCTCATAAAAACTTACCATCTTATGGTCCGGCGTAACCATCATGTCTAATGAACGGCTATGAAAGCGAATCATTTTCCCTTTATAACGGTATTTGATTTTGCAAATAATTGATGAATATTCGAGATTCTTCGTATCAGGATTAAGACTTAAGATTAAATCTGTCTTATTCAAGTCACGAAAAGTCTTCCAACCGTGATCAGTATATACTTCGGTTTCTTTATCATAACACACCGGATGCCAACCCTCAAACAGAAACCCTTTCGGATAGTCACCGACCATTGCATCACATATATCAACCATCGGATGACTCGCAGACAGATCGATGTGAATGCCACGTACAAACGGCAGATCCCTGCGCCGTTGGAAGTCCGCATTGTGAAATGCCATATTGACCTCAGTACGTACGAGTCTCGTCGCCTGATACGCGATGTTCCGCTTCGGTAGTAACTTGCCTGCGTACTTGATCGGCTTGCCTGCGATGTACTTCTCGAGTTTCTTTGCTGTCGTGAACACATCCGCACCGGTTGTGATTCCTGATGCGAGGAACACTTCCATCTGATCACGAGTCGCCTGACCGACTTTCCACACGCGATCTGACAGACTCAGTCCGCCCTTACGCCGATTGAAGAACTGATTCAACGCAGGCGTGTTGAAATGTGTCATCGCTTTGCTGAGTCGTCCGGACGCGTTCGTCCCTCGGATGTAATGATTGACAATCATGTCGTTCTTTTTGTTTGCAAATCCCCAATGATCACGGATTCCGCCGGTTAATATATGATCGAACTCATTGCTCAACTCACCGATCGCCGATGCGACGTTCTTCTCGAGCATACGATGCCGTCGCAAAAACCCTGACGCGTTATGTTCTGTAATACCGGCGGTCAGGTACTTGTATCGCGATGACTTGATCAGATCCCGACTGATCTGTTTGAACACCTGATCGATCTCACGGTTCCGTCGTAAGATCTCGCTGATGTTCTTACGATCCCACATGTTGTTAATTTCTGTGACTGACTGCGGTATTCTTGCCATTGTATTAGTTTAGACTTTTATTATCATAAGGAATACGATCTATTTGCTTACAATTCTCACAGCAATTATCACAATTCAAGAAGTATGCCGGTGCGCATCCACAGTTCCGTTCGAGATTGTACACTCCGAGGATGCGACCGCCGAAGAATGTGCTTAATGCTTTCGTTAAATTCCCCGATGCCTGCTCAAATCTTCCTTTTATCATTATTGACCTCATTTTAACAATTCCAACGTCCGTACGTGACTGTCACGGCACTATTGCGACCGCACCGGTATGATCATACCCTTATTATTTACGTTTGATTGTAAAGTTGTCCCTCAGTATTTGATGGATTGCTCCACCGAGTATCCTTATTTTATCATGACCTAAAGAACCGTCAAGATATTCATGGTTAATAGCGTTAATAGCTTCGACAACTTCATGCCAATAACATAAATCAATAGCTTGTTCCGGTATTATATTTCCGCACGAATCTCGATTAGTAATTCTTATAACTTTTAACTGAGTATCAGCTTGACCGAGGTCCTCTCGTTCTGTGAATTTATGTGGAAACTTTGTCTTGTAATGTTGTGAAAATATTTTCGTTTTCTTAGGAAACTTCATACTCGCACCTTTCTATTGTTTGTGTATTTCTTACGTTCCTTCCTCGACGTTCTGTGCGTCAGACAGATCTGTGTCATCTGCTTTGTCCGCATCGCCTGACTCCGGTGTTCCGCCGACAGACAACGACTCGCCAATGACTGCACCCTCTGCGTCAGATGCTTTCATCTGTTCGAGTTCAGTGACCGGATCATCGACGAGCGGATTTTTATTGACTGCCGTCTCCGGACTGATGATCTTCTCACCGCCCCGTGCTTGCGATAAGTATTCGACAATCTCTTTGATTGACTCAGGCATGACATCGTTAAACTGCGCATCGAACTGCATGTCCTCGGCAAACGATGCAAACTGTGCTTCGCCTGCCATTGCCATTGCCTTGAGCAGATTCATACGACGGATGAACATCTCACCGAATATTTCTTCTTTGTCCAACGCCTTGAGTGTCGCACTGAAAAACATGAGCTTCATAAGTAGTCCCGAGATCGACGAGATCCCTGATACGGTCTGTAATGATACGTCCGGTGTGCCGGTCATGCTGTGGATTATGTCCTTGAGGTTCTCATACTCGAGTTTCAGCGACTCCGGTGATTCATCCCACGTCAAGTATTCCGCATCGCCTGTCCGCTTGCCGTCCTTCATGCCGAACGTGAGTGTCTTGCCGTCGTCTGCCTTGTCCGGTGCGTCTGATACGAGTCCGAACAGTTTCGCCATCGGCTTGCCGTAATAATCGTTTGTGTCTGCGTGTCCTGACATTAATGTCTCGTATCTGTCGATCTCGGTCTGTACGCCTGACCACTCAGGTTCTGACTGTTCGTAATAGATCACCGGCATTTTACCGAACATGTTTGGGATCTTCTCGACAGCGAACTTATCCTCGCCTTTCGCCTTGCGACCCTTAATGAGTTCCGGTTCCGTGTATATCTCGATATATGCCACGTCAACCGCTTCCGTTGATCCCTCAGGGATCTCAGACACGTTGTATTCACGCATGAGTGCGGTCATGTTGCCGTACTTGTCGAAATACGCGTACAGGTCATCACCGTCCTGTTTCGATAACAGACGGACTCTATACACACGCTCGATGCCCTTGTCTGCGCTTATGTTCGGACGCGTGTATACGTACCACAGTTCTGCGACCTTTGTCTCGACCATGAGTCGCCGTGCGAGTTTTTTATTAAAATACTCGATCTTGTTATCATCGAGGATCCGGATTAAGAAGTCATAAAACAGTTTCACACTTGCGGACTTCAAATTGACTTTATGGTTCTTTAATCGCATGTCAGGCGGATTCCCAAGCAGGAACGCCGTTGCGAACCGAACAATCTTCTCTTGGAACCGTGCAACGAGCTTCGCCATAGGTACCTTCTTTTTGACTGCACCCTTGCCGACGAGCTTGTCCGGACGCTTGAGAATCGTATGCTTGCCCTTGTATTCGTCGATCCATGTTGGAATGTCCCGTTCGACTGTGTCTGATTTGCGAATCATATCCGTCACTGCGACGAACGCTTCCGGTGTCGATACGTCAAACACTGAAGACTTCTGCGCATCACCGGCGAGTTCGTTTAATTCTTCCTCTGTGCCTGCATCGATTGCGCCTGCGCCTGTGCTTGCACCTTTCGTTAATTCTGCCATGACACATTTCTCCCATTGATGTGTGATTAATATGATGTTACGCTTAAAATATTCCGAGTTCTGACTTCGAGTAACCGCCGTCATGTATTGTCTCGTCAGGCATTACCATCTCAGCGACACCCGTCGTGCAGTCCGGTGCGTCGTCATGTTCGTTCTTGCCTTGTACGTTATATGTCAACATCGCATCATAATACTCAGGCAGGCGAGACTCCCAATCAGACGGGAACATCATATCGTTCATCACGTACGTTGCGCCTGACCGGATCCGTGCGATCTTGTTCTCGCCCTGATGATACCATTCAAAGTCGATGTCCCGATTTTTATGTACCGTACGGACGATCCGTTCGACGTTACGTGCGAAACCGCGTCCGCCTGCATTTGATTCAGTCTTAACGTGCATTGACTCGCGGTACCGTGAACCGTCGTCAAGGATCCGCACCGGTGTCAGGTCTGCATACTCGCATAGGATCTCAGCAGTACGCGGTTCCGTGATCTCCATGCCGTCCTGTGTGTAATATACGTCGAGTATGTACGTCAGACGGTCCTTAATGCCTGCGATCACAACACATAAGTAATCATCGCCGGTGTCTGCGGTGTCAATGTATGCGATGATCTTCTCGAACAGGATCTTTATTGTCGGATTATACGTCCGGAACCGCTTATACAGACGACCTTTGAGATCGAACGGTGATCCGAAATAGTTCGCTTCGACAATCTCGGTCGATGTCTTGCCTGCTTTTGTTTTGTCAAGGAACGTCTCGTACGACATTAGTTCCGGACACAACATTTCGTTCGTATCCTTGTCCATCACCTTAAAATTGATCAGCAACCAATCGTCAGGCTCAAGCGCGAACACACGTCCACACAGATCTTTCGTATTCCACCGTGTCATATTGATCAGTTGTAACGCGCCTTCCTCGAGACGAGACAGGTACGTATCGCGGTACCAATCCCATTGTTCTTGTAGTAGTTCGTCGTTGTTCGCTTCTTTACGTGATTTAATTGGATCATCCACGATCCCGATATTACAACCAACGCCGGTCAGTGTTGCTTTGAATGACGATGCGAGGAAATTGAAATGCTGACCCTCGACCGCCCACATGTGCATTGCGCCGTTACCTTCTTGGATCCGCGTTTCCGGAAAAATGTCGCCGTATGTGACTAACCACTGATTGATCTTCGTTTCCATGATACCGTCACGTACCGCACGCGCGAACCGTCCTGACAATATATGGTTGTACGAACAGGCGATGATCTTGTTCGTCACTTCAACGCCGAGTACCCATTGAGCGAAATTGATCAGCGTGTATGTTTTACCGAACCGTGGCGGTACGTTGATCGCACATTTCGTGTATGGTTTCGACGTATGCGAATTGATAATCTTGCCACAATAAAAATCATCAAGCGTGTTCGCCATGATGCGCAAATGCGGACGTGACTCACGGAAAAATCGGTGATTGCGCAGTTTCTCGAAATCCCAAAAATGTACCCGTGCTTGCTCAATACAGCGGTCAAGGTTTCGATACAACACTGTCTCGAGTCCGTCACGCGCTTCGATGTCTGTTATCCGTACGAGGTCCCGTTCGTCTGCCGGTTGTATGATTCGATTACTCAATACGACATACTCCACAGAATCACACCGGCAAGTGCGGATCCACATATTATGATCGTGCCGATTTTGATCAGCGCGTATCGTACCGCCTGCCGGTCCATACGTTCCTGATGCCTATACTTCCGGTAACGTTCATATTCCTGTTCGCCTGTCATATTATTAACCTCAATTATTCTCTCCCTCGGACTGTACCTTTGCGAACCCACCGACGAATTTCTTCACAAACTCATCGTCAGACGCTTTCGTGTTGCCGTTTGACCGTGCCTGCGCTTGGATTGCCTTATATTTCCCGATCTCATCGAGGATCTGCGAGTCATTCATACCGTCAAACCGTACCGAATGCTTGCTCGGATCTGTATTCTTGACGTTGAGATCTGTATCGTTCTTCTGACCGAGATAGTTCTTGCCGAGGAATATCGCCATTGCAGGATTTGTGTCTGCTAATTGGAACTGTTTACGGCGTAACGAAATCTTTCCCATGATCCGCTTTTTATCGAAATGCTCCGAGAAAGTTACATTATACGTCTCTTTAACGCGGTTCTCGATCGTGTCCTCTGATACTTTGAACCACCCTGCGATCTCGCGTAATGTGCATTGTAACTCGCATAAACCGTCGAACTCAATCCAATCTATTTCTTTGCGCGGTCTGCCATTGACACCCTTATTGATTCCGCGATTGACCGGCGGACGTTTAGGCGGACATTTAGATTTGACAGGCGATTTCTTCGATGTGTTCTTCGTGGTGTGCTGAGATGTGTTTTTAACGGTGATTGATTCTGCGGATTTCCTCGGTGCGCGTACAGTCACGGTTTTCGTTTTCTTACATGGTACTGACCGTGTTTTCCGCGATGCTGTCCGTTTCGAGTTACTCCGGTTTGCAGTTCGCATGATTCCTCGTGATTTGTCTGATTGTAAATTTCACGGGAATGTAACGTATTTGCGAACCGGATGCAAGACAATAATTATTGTGTTAATTATTTAGTATTGTCTTTGTCGTCGAACAGGACATCCCAATTTGTTTTAATGTCAAACCCGACGGACGTGCTATGTTCCGCCGGTTCGAGTTTGTGATATTCGTACGGTATGCCAATCTTTTGTGCGAGCAGACATTCGTTCCAACATCCTTTATTGACACCGTCATGAATGAACAGTGCGATGTCACTGTCATATAGAACTGCAATACTCCGATGATAAAACGCACCGGCGAGTTTGTCGAAATTCAAGAAATGCAACTTCAACGGGATTGCAGATTCCCTGCATAATTTTCTTGCGACCGCACAGACACCGTCCGGTTCTCCATGCGTGACAATCTCAACGATACGCTGATTATCGAGTCCCTGTTTTTTAATCTCCGCCATGATTAAGATCTTCACACGCTCGTCAGACAGTGACCGGCTTCCATGTATTGACAGGCGGATGCGCGGTGTTGTGTTTCGAGCTTCCCAACGTAAAGCGAGGACTGATTTTTTCTTTGTCATGATGTTCCCTGTTTAAATAGTATGCGATGACAGAATCAGGAAACCGACTGTTGTGACTGTGCCGAACGGAACTGACGGTACGATTGCCGTGATCTTGAGTTTCAAATCTGTGTTGCATAAATTCGTTTTAAAGATCCGCCGTGGTTTGAGGATTGATTTCTGTGACGGTTTCAGATCCCCGAACTCAAACAGTAATATACGACCATCATGATCTTCCTCAAGTGTGACCCTGTAAAACTCGAACGACGTGTTGTTTAGTTTGATTTTCATGATACACATCTCCGGATCCTGATGATTATAAATGTGACCGTATATACTAACGCAAACGGAACTGACGCGGTAAACTTTGCCAACTTCAATTCGCCGTGATACCGCGCACACGGTTCCGCTGACGGGATGTCGATTGTCAAATGGAACTTAAACATGCGGTTTCGTTTTAACATGTTCTTTTGGAACGGATTGAGGTTCTTGAAATCAAATGTCAGTTCGGTTGTATCAGGCGGTATTTCGCTGATTGTCATTTCTGTGAACTCGAAATCAGATCGATTCAGTTTGATTCGCATGATTATTCGATCCCCAATTTTTCAAAGATTCTCTCGAAACATTGTTTACGTATAACACAGTCACGCTTCTCGAGTTCAAGTAAACTGACCATGACTTCACCGAGATCCTTAATCGTCTGACACATCGTTACATTAAGACGGAACAGGATGTCAAGCTGTGACTCAATCGGTGATTCAGTTAATCTCTTTCGTCGGTTTCTGCTGTTTACCCACTGTCGCGATGCTTCCTGCATCGTAATGTGATTCTCGTCACCCTCGGTGTTTGCGTTGCCTGTATTATCTGTGTTGCACATATTGTTATTCTCCCATTCAAAGCCTGTGTTAATAACGTCAATCCATCCGCAATTTATTCTCGACTATCTCATAACTGTACTTACTCCGATTTGTTTACCTTGTCGATAAAATTATCCAACCGACTGTGCAGACCGTGTAAACTCGAATGATCAGAATGCGCATGAACTTCCGGATGTACGGTGAGATCATCGATCATATTTACACGCCTATGTATGACATGTTTGTTTTTGCCAAGATAATGCACAAGATCCTTACGTTCCGAAATATGGAAATGTTCTCCATAAGTAAAAAACTCACAGTTCTCGGATGTACATGTGTGTTCGTACCCTGCGGTGCAATGTAATTGCGGTTCATCACACGGCATGAGATCCTCGAGCTTGCACGAACATTCGTCAGGATTATACAGACCATCATATTCACAGACACGTAACATCTGTGCGATCATTTCGATCAGTGTTGGATTGCTCATTTTTCACCTTTGTTCTTACAATTATTACATGTATATTTTTTTATATACTCCGGTTCCATACCGCTCGTTTCAGATGTTTCCTTACAACACATATCACAATAATATATTTTACATGTATCGCAATAATAAAAATACCAATCCCTTATACTACGACCACATAAAGGACATTTACTTCTGCTCATTTTTCACCTTTGACCTGTACAAGAATCTCGTTAGTCATTCCGCCGAGTTCCGAGTTCGTTGAACCGCTTAAAAAACACACCGCACAGTTCGTTGCTTGGATCCAAGTACGGATGCGGTGCCTTTACGTGCGTGTAAAACTTTGCCATGTCAAG